GCTGTTGCCTGCTCAATCAATAGTTTATGTTCTTTTATTAGCATTTAATACTCCTTTTACTATTTAGGAGTATTATTACACTGCTATTTTATGATTGTCAACCTAGTTTTTTATTAAACTTTAGACATAAGAATGATGGTATGCCACCACTAATTGACCATACTTGGTGCTCGTTTTGAAAATCACACAAGGCCTGAGCGTCTTCTTCAAAAAAACATTCTTTAATAATAGACGTAGTAGGATTTTCTATAACCTGCCACATTACTTTTCTACCTCTTTTAATTAACTTCTTTGTGTATTCCAATTTCAACTTGACGCCTCCAGGTCTCTTGTCACCTTTGTAAAATCTAACTTGTTGTTTTTTCTTTGACATTATATTTTAAAATCACTAAACTTATCGTAAGCGACTTCTTTGGTTTCTACTTTTTGTTGATTACTGTCAACGATATTTTGTGCTGATTGACCAACATCATATAGTCTCATCTTGGCTCTATCTACACCTAGGATAAATGACCTGTTAACGCTTGGGTCATTGTATCTATTTTTAAGTTGCTTAACTTTCATTTGACCTAGTTGTTCTAGTTCTTCATTACTAATCAAAGCAAACATAAAGTCTGCTGTTGCTGGTAGACCAAAAGATTCAGACGTGTCTTCTAATCCAATATCACTTGAAGTGAAACCTGTTCTAGTTGTTTGTGTTGCACTAAAGATTGGTACATTAAATTCTACTGCAAGACCTCTTAACTCTTCAGCAATTGCCTTAATATAGAAATAAGAACCTACATTGCCACCTTTAAATCTACTTGAAGCACAAATGTTTAGATAATCAATGAAGATAACATCTGGTTTAAATGATTTCTTTAGTGATAGTTCATCTATTAATGCTTTGAAATGTCCACTATGAGCAGAGGCTGTTGGATATTCTTTGATAATAAGTTTACCATAAGTCTTGTCTGATATTTTTTTCATCTTGTTATCATACAAGTCTTTAGGCATAACGTGTAGGTCATCCATAGAAACGTCTAATAAGTTAGCGTCTATTCTTTCTGCAATTCTTTCCTCTGCCATTTCTAATGTAATGTATAAAACACTTTGACCCTCTGTTAAGAAGTTAGAAGCCATATGACACATAAACAATGATTTACCAACACCGGTACCTGCTAATGCAATATTCAATGTCTTAGCTGGAACACCACCTTTGGTAATTCTATTCATATATTCTAAATCAAATTTAAATCTTTTCTCTTTTGTATGGTACCAATCATATCTGGATTCTGCGTCTTCAATGTAATCGTGTCCAACGTGATTGTCAAATGAAACTGCTAAGGCGTCTGATAGAATACTAGGTATTGCCTCTGGTGTTTGTTTCTTATCTTTGCCATCAAGAATTTTAATACCACTTAATACTGCATTATGAATAGCACGGTCTTTACACCACTTTTCAGTAGTATCTAATAGCCATTGTTCATCTGTTTCTTTATTATCAACTGCACTTATATATTCTTTTATCTTTGTGTGTTCAGTATCATTAATATCTTTTCTATTATTTACTTCAATTAGAATTGAATCTTTTGTAGGTATATTATTGTACTTTGTAATAAAATCAAATACTGTATTAAAAATTATCTGTTCACTTCTTTCGACAAAGTAATCTTCTTTTAGAAAAGGTAAAACCTTTCTAGCATAATCTTCTTTGTAAAACAGACTGCTTAATATTGTATATTCAATTCTATCACTTAGCATTTATAATGTCGCCTCTCTCTAGTTGGTCTTCTAATATCTCTAACAAAATATCACCAATATAATCTATAAACTCTTTATTGTCAAGCAGGATTAGATTGTTTGGATTTTTATCTACTGTATAATCAAACTTCATTGGCAACTTACCATCAGATTGTTTCTCTGATTCTGGTGCAAACGCAACTCTACCATAGTGGTAAATTACATCTTTGAATTTACCCTCTGTGATTTTGACACAAGAATGTTCTTCGCCCTCCTTTTGAGCAAAGACATATCTTTTAGTCTTCGTCTTGTCCGTATGTGAATTTTCTTTTTGTGTATTCATCAATTTTATCTAATACTTCCTTTGTAAAATACTTTTCTGGATTCTCATTGATAGTTTTACCAAATACTTTTGTACCATCTTCCATTTCAAACCTTGTAGATACTTTCTTAAACACACCAGACTCTTCACCTAGCTCTAACAGACCATAATGCCTATCGAGTCCTGTTTTGTATGTTAACTTAACATCAATCATTGCATTTTCTTTTGTCAATCTTGACTTATAATTTTTACAATGAATAATATTACCAACTACTTCGGTACCTTCTTTATCTTTTCTTTTACTTAAATATATAATTGATGAAGCGGCGTACTTCAAACCTGAACCACCACCCATTTCTTTTTGTGGGAACATAGAACCAATAACATCATATGTATGGTTGGTCATAATCATTGGAATGCCAGCCTTACCTAATTTTAATGTTAATACTCTGAATGTAGATTTTACAATTTGAGACCTTGTCATATCTCTTGTTTCTTTACCAGCAGCCGTATCTTCCATTTCTTTTGTAGTAGATAACATACCTAAACTATCTAATACAAACAATAAAGGTTTTCTTTTATCTTCTGGTTGCTCTAAATATTTGTCAATAATTTTAATTGATTGACTTCTAAATTCTTGTACAGTTGCAACAGGAACAATTACCATTCTACTAGAATCAACACCTCTATTCTCAATCATATCTTTTGAGATAGCACCCTCTGATTCAAAGTAAATTACACCTGAGTCTTTGTTTACATCTAAAAAACTTTTACAAATACCTAATGCAAAAAAGGTCTTTCCGGTTGCAGCTTCACCTGCGATTGCTGTAATTTTATTTGCCGGCATACCACCGTAGATACTGCCTGATAGTAAGGCGTTAAACGAATACGAACCTGTATCAATAAGACTTGTCACATCTGCACTATCAACACCCTCACTTACTAAACTTGCATATTCATTACCTGTTTCTTTAATTATGTCTTTTAAAAAGTCGCTCATATTCCTCATTCTCCTTGTCGGTATAAGTTATAGTATACCATTTTATGTTTTCATTATAACAAAATTGTTTGATAATGTCAAGCTTATCCGGCGAAAAGTCCAAATATATATACCTTGGTTGTTTGAATATTGTTATTCTCATTCATTATCGGATAATATCTATATTACTATCTTTTGTCCATACTTCAAGGTCTTTTCTTAATCGGCCTTCTTGTATGAGTTTGTTGTATCTTTTACTTGCTAGTTTACGCCACCACTCTATAAGTTCATTATCATAATATCTATCATAATTTGGTGCTTTGATAATCTTATCTGTTTTACCATTTACTATATCTATATAGTTTTCAATACCATAGTTTGATACATAATATCTTTTTTGTTCAGTTAAATTTTTAGCATTTGCAATCGTAAGTTTAAATTTTTCTAGGTCTTCCCCATCAAGGGCTTTTTTTACTAGACCAATAATACCTGTGGTCATTTTAAGTTTTCTACTTGAAGCACCCTCTGGTACTAGTTCACCTTTACCAATAATATCTTCTACATATTTTACCATATCTAGGTAAGGTTTGCCGTGTAGCATAGGAATAAAATCTGACATTGTATTACCTTTGTATCTCAACATAGGTTTCATACCGTCATACATTGAGGCACCTTTTGTGTTCCCATATAAAGATGTGGTTTCAAACATCACCAAGTTCATATCATACTTCTTGTTTAGTTTTTCTCTTACTTCGTGAGAACAACACAAGGCAGCCAATAATTTACCACCTAGATAATTATAACCAAATGGTTGACAAGGTACAATTACAAAACCCATAATAGCAGTCTTGTTAAATATTTTTAAATCGGGTACATTCCCAAGTAGGTCATTTCGTGGTTTACAATTGATAACAGGACTACCAAAACGCATAAACCCAACAAACTTATTTGTATTCTTTTCTTTAACTGCAAGTTTCAAACTCTTTCCAGGAATACTGACCATATTACTATGACTACTAATCATATTGATACAATTATCCCACGTATGATTATCTAATTCAACAACTTCTAAATCCATAACGTCTGGTGGTAAATCAAAATTATCAAACATATCCGAATCAAAGCCCATACCAGGAAGTGGTTGTGCGATTGAATCTATTTGTGCCATCTTTTGGTCTCTCATATATTGGTCAATACGATTAAACTGACCAAAATAATCATTGAATACCTTAGCACAATGTAGTGCTTGTTCTTTATCTAACTTCTTCATCATTCCACATTTTTAACATTAATAAAGGAATACTATAACACAAAATAAGATAGATGGCAACCAGTAAATAAGTCATTATGTAAGTAAATATTTCGCACTTATTGGAAAGTGGTCCTTCAAATGTTTATCTATATGTGTTGAAATCACTCTTGTTTCTGCTTGTGTATCTTCCTTACTTCTTAAATTACACACCCTAGCAAATGCCATTAATGAACCAGTCCAATACCATTCAGTCATCATATTTTGTGGTAGAATCATTCTTGCCATTTCTGGTGCTATATCTGCTTTTAACATATTACGGTAGGTTTCTTTACACCATTGAATAGTAGGTGTTATATCATACTCAATTTCTTCATCACCTGAACCTTGTTTTTTATTCTCAGCACGATTTCGCCACATAAAAGGTATGTAAAATTCTGGTTCATCATCTACATATCTTCTACTCACTTCATTCCATACTAAACCAACTTGATGTTTTACAAGTTGCCTTGCAACAAAGATAGGTGCTTTGATTAAGAATTGTAAACTAGTATGACCAAATGGTGACCAATGGTCGTGTTCGGCCAAATACTTAATTAATTTCTCATCTTTTTCTTCTAACAATTCTTTTCTTTTAGCAAATGAAACTCTAGCTGCATTTACTACGGACAAATCACTTCCCATTTTATCAATCAATTGAACATTCATACTTCATTACCCCAATAATCCCAATTTTTATATGGTTTGTTTCTAGCAAATAACTCAATGTAAGGACCACCAACTAACCTTTCAATCTCTTTATGCATTAAAGGTTTCTTTGAGTGTTCTCCTCTTTGAGATACTACTAATTGTTTTACGTCTTTAAAAATTCTTTTTGGTTTACCTTTAGTTGCAAGTAAACACATTTCGGGATTGCCTCTAGTCCAATATCCTAAACCGGTAAACATTCCCATATTTGTTTTATTTGTTTTTGCCCAAGTAAATCCAACCGTCTTATATTGGAAACCCCAAGCCTCTATTACATCAAAGGCTAAATCTAACATAGGGTCAATTACCCACATCAACAATACAGAATCATCAGCAGATATATCCTTAACAGGTAAATCGCATATGTCTTTTAATTCCATACAGTTATAGTGTTGATTAGGATTTCTGCCCTCACCTTTCTTTGACCTTGATTTAAAATACCAAGGTGGGTCGGCGTATATCACACCATATTTTTTATTCGGAAAGTTTATATTCAAAATTTTGTGTCTCTTCGTTTATGTGTATTTGTTTTGCACCATTTTTAATATGAAAGTGTGTTGCCATTGGTGTTAATGGTGATAAAGTAACCAATCTANCTACTTTATTTTGTTTTGCCCATTGACCCAATTTATTTACAATCTCTTT